CAGAAAAACCGCCTAAAAAAGCGGCTTTTCAAAGTTTTTTGGTCGGAGTGCGGGGACTCGAACCCCGGGCCTCCTGCACCCAAACTTATTGAGAACACTTTTTCTGCTCATTTATAGCAGTTTTTTGTGCTTTTTAATTTGTTTTACTTACTCTTTGACGCTCTTATCTCCACTGTTTCCGGATGTTCCAGCGCCGTATGTGGTAATCTATGTGGTCAAAAACGCTTCCCGCCCGGTTTCCGGTGAATGTTCACCGGTGCCGGACGGGAAGCGTTTTGCGTTTCAAGTCCTCTGCATTGTAACTCTAAGCAGGCGGTTATGCAAGTTGTTTCTGCGCAAACGGCAGCTCAAAGGTTGAGCCGCTATAGACAAAGAATAGGCAGGAAGACAAGCGAGGTACTTTTCGTGCTCCCTGAGTATAAATTCCTTAATACAGGCATAATAGTAAGGGATTTATGGCACAGTCTATTGACTATTCCCTTATTTCGTATTACTATTTAAGGGAAAGCGAATGGAGGTGAGGGAATGAGAACCTTCAATTACTCTGCAATTAAGGAACAGAAGTGGGACTCGGATGTTCTTGGCCTAATTGCGGCCATATACAAGGAAGCCGGAAAGCAAGAATTGTATTTGAAGCAGCGTCCGGAGGAACTTGAAAAGCTCGTGGAGATTGCCAAGATACAGAGCACTGAGGCATCGAATGCCATCGAGGGCATCGTCACCACGAGTACCCGAATCCGGCAGCTCGTCGAGGAGAAAACCACGCCGAGGAACCGAGATGAGCAGGAGATCGCTGGATACCGCGATGTGCTGAGTATCATTCATGAGAGCTTTGACGCGATACCAATTACGCAGAACTATATCCTGCAGCTTCACAAAATCCTGTACAGCCACATGAATAACCCGCTTGCGGGCCGCACAAAAAGCGTGCAGAATTATATCACTGCCACCTATCCGGACGGTCATGTGAAAACGCTGTTCACGCCGCTTGCCCCTTATGAAACGCCGGAAGCGCTGGACAGAATCTGCGAGGAATACAACCGTGTGATTGGAAATATGGAGCTGGAGCCGTTGATTGCAATCCCGGTTTTCATCCATGATTTTCTGTGCATCCACCCATTCAATGACGGAAACGGAAGAATGAGTCGGCTACTCACGACGCTGCTTTTGTGCCGGAGCGGATTTTATGTCGGCAAGTATATCTCACCTGAAGCCAAAATCGCCAAAAACAAGGACCTGTACTATGATGCGCTTGCGCAGGCGCAAACCGGCTGGCACGAAGGCACGGAGGATGTAGTGCCGTTCATCAAGTACCTGCTCGGAACGATCCTTGCGGCCTATAAGGACTTTGAGGATCGCGTGGCGCTTGTGGAAACCAAGCTGCCTGCATTGGAAATGGTGCGCAGAGCAAGCAAGAATAGAATCGGGCGATTCAATAAGCAGGATATCCGGGAACTCTGCCCGACGCTCAGCGACAGTTCCATAGAGGGGGCCTTGCGTAAGCTGATTGCAGCCGGCGAGTTAAAAAAAGAAGGGCGCGGGAAGAATACCTGCTATTTCAGGCTGAATTAGATTCCCTTCAATACGCGCAACTTTTTAGAGGGCCGCGCCTGTTCATACGAGCAGGTGCGGCCCTTTTGGTCTCTTTACGGAAGTTGGCGCATAGTTCAACGGTTGAGCCGCTATAGACAAGGAATACACCCAAAGTCTCCTGCCGAAATGTACATTCGCCTTACCCGAAGAAATACTGCTTCATATTTGAGACACCGCCATCCTTATCACAGAACCATTCATAATCAGAAAGACAGTTACGGCAGTGGGCAATTACATCAAATCCGCCTGGTGAATGCTGGTTGTCGGCAATGCTCATGACATCCAAGGGCTTCCCGCAGGCTGGGCACAGTCTGATTTTTCTTGCCTTACGAGTGGCACGCTCTCTCTGCTCTGTCTCAAGTGTACCTAAAAGGTCATGCCAAAGATTCGAATTCGGCTCGTGTTCCGCGTAATCTTCAAGGTGCCGCCGGATATCATCGGCAGCCAGTACGAGGAACTTATCATCCAGAAGCTGAACGTGACGTTTGATATAATCGGAAACCACCACGGGCATGCATGTGTTTCTGCCCATCGCATACCGCATTGCCGACAGCAGGATCAAGCGAAAGTCAGAGCCGCAGATCGGGGCGAGCAAGTCCTGAGGGAACAGCAGAAACTCCTTGCCATTATTCATGCATACGCGCAGCGGCCGCTGTTCCTCCGTTACCAGATTCAATAGGCTGTTGGTTTGATCCTTCAGCTCATCAATAGTGATCGATTCGTAGTCCCGAAACGGGCTTGCTTCATAATTCATCATTTGACCTCAAATTAGTTTGTCCTCACGATGAGGTGTTGGCATTGTAGCTCTGACTGCCCGGAGGTTCAACCGTTTCTTTTGCAGTTCGAAAAGAAATCCAATAGAGTCTGAATTCGTGCGGATTTATCATTTTCTTGCTTTTCCTGCCCAAATGTGCTATTATTATAAACAACGCTGTCAAGTGTTGGAATAGGCCTTGGCAGTATGGCTGCAATAGACCGAATGCTCTGCCAAGCGGCAGAGCATTTTTTGTATATCGGAAGGAGGGCACTATGAATAGCCTTACAGATAAGGAAATCAATAGAGCCAGTGATGGTATCGACAAGGCGCTTTCTACTGCTACACGCAGCAACCGCGGTGAAGTCGCTTTCCGTATTTTAAGTGTAGTTCGCAATCTAAACGACCACATTGCATTCAAAATTTGGAAAGACGTGCGTCCGGATCAAAAAATGGATATCAATAAGGTAGCAAGCAAGTTTGGTAATGTTCGTCCGTACCAGTTTATTGCGAGGTTTGATCATTTTTTGCGTGCATCAGTTTCTCACTTTACCCCTTCAGAAGAGGGCGCTGAGCGTCTGATGATAAAGTACTATCGATATTTGCTCCAACTTAAAAAGGCGGTATATGATAGATACGGAATGATTATCCTCAGAAACATCGACATGTTTCTCGAGGATTTAGATGAACAAACAAAAGATTATTATCAAAAAGTTGCTACAGAAATTGAAAAGAGACTTAGGACTCCACCGCCGAAAAACTTTGATAATTACTATATTGATAAAATTAAGCCATTCTTTGTAAATCAGGAAATCTATTATGAGGTTGCATTAGAACCTGCAGACGAGAAACCAAATAAATTCAATCGAATAACTGCGTTTACCAAGTACGACATTTCTACAGATTATTGTGTTGCGCTATCATTTTCTAATGCCACCATTAGTGTGTTCAATACAGATTTTCCCATCAAAATCATAACCGAATGGCATGTATCAATTCGCCCGTGTGAACTGAATAATTTTGCTGAATTGCTTAATGTTGAGTGCTCTGTATCTCGAGGCCTCAATGAGTATATGGTAGCGGCTGTCGTTGTAGTGCTGGCTTCTGCCGTAGTCGGCGTTCTGGCTGCCGTACCAAATATCAGCCAAGGCTGCCATGGTGGTGGGTTTTCTGTTGTTCAGCCGTTCCAGGAATCTGGGGTCAACCGTGCGGCAGTAGCGGCTGATGCGGCCTCTGTCGAGGTTCAGTGCGCTTGCCAGGAGGTCTTCGTGGCTTGCCATGATGTTTGCGAGGTTCCGAAGGGTCTGGGGCGTGTGCCCCTTGGCACCGATATGAATGTGAACGCCGCAGCCCCTTGTGGCATCGCTTTTGGCTCCAGCTTTGCGCAGGTGGCGAATCAGCTCCTGCAAGGTTTCCATGTCAGCGTAGGTGAGGATCGGCGTGACCATCTCGCATTTTTCGCTGTCCGGTCCTGCGATGCTGACATCCTTCTGGAATTTCCACTCGCGTCCGCGCTCATCCCAAGCCGACCAGGTGCAGTAGCCGTTGCGGCAAGCGGTGTTCTCGTACCGTCCGGTACCGAAGAAGGTGGCTGCCAGCCTTGCGGCCTTCTCTCTGGTGATGCTGTTCATTTCGACCTCGACCCCGATGGTCTGCTTCTTCATTTCGGCTACCTGGTTTTCTGTTCTCTGGCTCATGTTTGTGACCTCCGTTTTGGTTCGTTTTCCCTTTTGGTAGTCACATATTACCTCTGAAAGCACACTATATCCAGTTATATCTGAGCCATAAACTACACGATCTTGTGGTCTGCAAACTGTGTATATTACAGCAGTTTACGGCAGATGTCCTCACCATATGCCACGCTCAGACCGGAGCCGTTATCCCAGGCAACCATGATGGAACCGATATCGTCGACACCACGCACGGTGCCTTTTGTGCCAATAGGCGGTGCCTGGGGATCATCCATCCGAACAAGCTCTACACGGCTGCCGACCGGATATTCATTGCGGATACGCTCGACAGTCTCTTTACTCGGAAATCTCATGCTGCGCACCTCCGTTTCTGAAAGCCGAAGAGCCGGACAGGTTCTTCAGCAGGATTTTTCGAGCGGTTTTGTATTCCGCGCCGATGAAGCCGAGCCGCAGGAGAAAGCAGCGGAATGCATATTTCTCGTTGTCGGTGGGCTTTTCGGCGGCGCTGACACGCTTCTGATTCCGTGCCATTTCGCACAACTTGCAGATGAAGGTGTCGTAGGCGTTCATCTCATCCGGGGTGGGAGTTGCCGGGAACCAAGGGAAGGATACCTTCGTGTCCGTGATTTCCAGTGGCAGGTCAGCGACTCCGAGGGCTTTCTTGATAAGACTGCCCTTGGCGGCGATGAGTGCCTTGAGGTTCTCCAGATTGCTGTCTGTGAACAGGCTCTTCGGCATGGAAATGCAGACGGCGCAAGGCTCGTCCCCATCGTCGGTGTGGCTCAGGTCGATGTCAAAGCCCTCATCGTAGATGTGCTGAAGCAGCCGCTCAATGACCTCGCTGTCGGCACGGTCATCAAAGGAAAGACTGCCGTTTCGGTCGATGGTGAAGTATTCCACCTCATAGTTGAATGTGGGCGCACCGCAGTACTTTGCGGGGACACCGAGCCAGTCGGAGATAGTCTGCACAAGCCGCTTGCGCTCCGCACCCTGGGCATTGATTGTGATCGTCATGTTCGTGACCTCCTTGTTTTATGGTAGTCACATATTACCGTCAGGTTCGGTATATATCCAGTTATATCTTCACATTTCCGGTGTAGATTATGTCGGCGTATTATCGTTGCCGGACTGTGCATACCACACGATCCCGCAGAGCACGAACCATACGCACGGGAGCGCCACGCCGTTGCCCCACATCTTATATTCCGCACTGTCTGAGTACGGGTCTTTCAGCCACTTTGCGACCTGTTTGTCGGACTTCATTTTGCAGCCGGTCACTTCGGAGTAGGTCTTGAATACCTTGTGCCAAAAGTACATCTCCTCATCGGACGGTTTTTCCGTACCGAGGTCGGCACACCAGTTGTCCGGGAAGCCTTGAAGTCTGGCGCACTCAGTGGGCGTCAGCCGTCTGACGGTGTATCCGTTTTGGATAGCACCCGGCCCTTTTGCCACCAGCGTCGGCTGAAGCTCCTCTTCAAAGGTCGGAGCGAACTTAGCGTTCTGCCCCTGGTTGAAGGTATCTCTGCCTATGCCGTAGCAGACAGCGGTGGGGTCTTTGTAGTCACGGGCAAGGACGGTAGGAGCCTTATCTTCGGAAACCTGGGCAAAGCTGCCGGTTGTCATGGTATAGACAGCGTGGCGGTCGATTGTATTTAGGGTGAAGCTGACATCTTCATTGATGCCGTCACCCTGAGGACCATTTTTGTTCTCACGACCGATCATGGAGCCCTGCAGCACATAGGTCTGCTGTTTCGTCCCGGCATTAGCACACACAACAGCGGAGCGGTCTCCGAGGTCACGAACCTCATCCCGCTGATTCTGCGTGAAAGCGACAACAGCAATTCCACCCTGATTGCAGGAGGGGTTGCCGCCGTTGCCGTCAAGCGTCCGTGCGGTTTCCGCTTCGTAGATTCCGCTGTGGGGATTATCCGACTTCATGGCGTTGGAGTCCTTGGAGGAGATGCCGAAGGGCTGAAGGACGCAGGTGAAGTTGTCCTTGTCCGGCATCCGCTGATTTCCACCTGCGTTCTGCTTGGTGAGGGTCGGAGAAATATGCCCACCGTCCCAGCTGCAAGGTTCAAACAATGTCTGGTCATTGTTGCAGGACAGGGTCGCGGACTTGTTTTCCTGGATGAGCGGACCCTTGCCGCCGCCTTCGCAGCCGGAGCGGATCTTCATCGTGTACGGCGCATCATCCGAAACCACAAACGGCTGGTTGTTGCCGCCCATTCCGTAGGTGGAACTGACCGTGGGAGCAACATCCAACGGACCGGTGTATCTCGTGTCCTGCGAGTGGTTTTCATAGACCGCCGCAGGAATGACACCCGCCCGAAGGGTCGGAGAGCATTCTTCCTCATAGCCGATGGTGCGGCTTTTTGCGGAATGCTCAGTGCAGAAGCCTGCCGACTCCATGACACAGGGCGGATGCCCGTGATTTTCCGCTCGGAGCGTTGCCGCAACATCTTCGGAAACTTCTATGCGGTCGCCGCCCTGGTCGTTCAGCACGATGCCGTTGCGGCCGGTACTCATTCCGCAGTTCACACCGAGTGTGGCGGAAGTGTCGTCCGTCAGACTGCCGTTGTACCCGTCGAAGCCTGTCGCTCCAGCGCAAGGCGTAAAACTTCCGGCAGCTCTTTGCCACGAGCGGAAGCCCTCCGCAGAATACCCAGACAAGCCTTCTGACTCAAATAGTATTTTTCCAGCACTTCTGCCTGCAAGATCTGCGACAAGGTAGATGCGGCGTCTTCGCTGGGGAACTCCCCAGTATTGTGCGTCAAGAGTTCTGTACGCAACACTCCATCCGTCTCCCATGTAAAGGTCGGAGTAGGGCCATCGTGCCTTTTCAGGCATAGGCACCTGGGCATTCGGCTCGACGATGCCGATGACCGCTTCGAGGACGGCTTTGAAGTCCTCGCCCTTGTTCGAGGAGAAGGCACCGGGAACATTCTCCCAGCAGATCCATCTCGGATATTTGCCATCGGTGGCACACCTCATTTCTTTGATGATTCGGACGGCTTCATAGAAAAGGCTGGAACGGGAACCGTCCAGACCGTCCCTTCGACCGGCGATGCTCATGTCCTGGCACGGGCTGCCGAAGGTGATGATGTCCACGGGTTCGATCCTGTCGCCGTCCATAGCGGAGATGTTCCCGTAGTGCTTCATAAAAGGCAGGCGCTTGGTGGTCACCCGAATGGGAAACGGCTCGATCTCCGAAGCCCACACGGGAGTGATACCGGCAAGCAGTCCCCCCAATGGAAAGCCCCCGGAGCCGTCAAACAGGCTTCCGAGGGTCAAAGTCTTATTCGTCATGGGGCGCTACCTCACTAAACTTGTATTCTTTCCCATCCCGCAGAACGCTGACCTTTTCATCCGTGCCAACCTGCTCGATGTATCTGCGGACAATGACATCGCAGAACTTCTCGTCCAGTTCGATGGTGCAGCAGATGCGGTCGGTCTGCTCACAGGCAATGAGCGTAGAGCCAGAGCCACCGAAGGGGTCGAGAACCACACTGTTTGCCATAGAACTGTTCTGAATGGGATAGGCCAGAAGCGGGATGGGCTTCATGGTAGGATGGTCGCCGTTTTTCTTGGGCTTGTCGAACTCCCAGATGGTGGACTCCTTGCGCCCAGTGTACCACTGGTGCTTGCCTTTCTTCTTCCAGCCGTAAAGGCACGGCTCGTGCTGCCACTGGTACGGGGAGCGTCCCAGCACGAGGGACTGCTTCTTCCAGATACAGCAGCCGGAGAGATAGAACCCAGCAGCGTCAAACGCTTTTCGGAAGTTCAGCCCCTCAGTGTCGGCGTGGAACACATAGATGGAGGCATCGTCCGCCATGACCTTCTCCATATTGGAAAAGGCATCGAAGAGGAAGTCGAAAAACTTCTCCGATGCCATGTTGTCGTTCTTGATTTTTCCGGCGCTGCCCTCGTAGTTCACATTGTAGGGCGGGTCGGTGATGACGAGGTTTGCTTTGCGGCCGTCCATGAGAGCAGTGTAGGTTTCCTCTTTTGTACTGTCACCGCAGATGAGCCGGTGCCGCCCCAGCGTCCAGATGTCACCGGACTTCGTGAAGGTCGGCTTTTGCAGCTCGGCATCCACATCGAAATCGTCCTCTTGGGCATCCTTGCCGTCGTCAAACAGCTTTGACAGCTCTTTTTCGTCAAAACCGGTGAGGAGCGGGTCGAAGTCTGCCGCCTGCAAGGACTCAATCTCCACACGCAGGAGTTCTTCATCCCAGCCCGCATCCATCGCCATGCGGTTGTCGGCAATGATGTAGGCTTTCTTCTGGGCTTCGGTGAGGTGGTCGGCAAAGACGCACGGCACCTCGGTGATGCCTTCCTCCTTGGCGGCAAGAATACGACCGTGACCGGCAATAACGCCATAGTCACGGTCGATGATGACAGGATTGATAAAACCGAACTCACGGAGCGAGGAGCGGAGTTTGTTGATCTGCTCCGGCGAATGGGTACGGGCGTTATTGACATAGGGAACCAGCTTCGTGATAGGTACGAGCTGCATCTCGGTCGTTGTTTTCATCAGACCAGCCCCCATTCCGCAAACTGCTCGAAGCCGCCGACCGAGCGGATGTAGTTTCGAGCAATCTCCACGATTTTCCCATACGGCCTGCCGTCCACGGTATCATCACCGATGGCACAGCAGAGCATCACAGGTTCACCGATCTCCTGGGCTTTAAGGAAAGCGTAGATATTCACGGACACATCTGCCTTGGACAGATCTTTGCCGTGCAGACCGCCGCCGGTCACCGAGTCAGCCATATCCGAGCCGAGCTTGCGGTTGGTTGCGCCGGTGTCCACATCGGTGCCACCCGTCCAGTCGCCGAGCGGGTTGATCTCCGCATCGGAATAAATCTCGCGCAGATGCTGTGTCTCGGCATTGCTCTGACAGAGAATGAGCCGGTCACCGTCCAGAATGTACTTCCCATCATAGGGATACACGGCGAAAATGTCCCGTGCGATCTGCGAGAGCTTTTTCTGCTCCTCGGTCACGGGCATTCCTTTGAAGATGCCGTTGTCACCGCAGCGGACACCGTCTGCCTGGTTATCGGCAAGGTGACCGTCCTGCGGCACTTCCACATAGTCCACGATGAGGTTTCCGGCGATGCGATGAACGGCGGCTGTGACCTCCGCTTTGTCCAGAGAAACGGAGGTTTCCGCAATGATGTAGCACACGCCGTGACCGATGAGGACTTCAACAGCGATGCGGGGATTTTCTGCTTTCTTGTATGCCAGGTCAACGAGCGCACCGGCAATTCTGTCTGCCACCTTATCCGGGTGGCAGGGATTTACTTTTTCAAACATGGTGTTACCCCTTTCTCGCACGGAGCAGGCGTTCCATAAGGTCATCCTGCGGCGTAGACTCGCCGTATTCCGTGCTGCAGTTTTCTTTCACGATCTGGAAGATCTCATTCCAGAGCCGAACCGCCTGGTTCATGTAGTTGATGCCGATGTTAATAAACGGAGACGGGATCGGCTTTCCCGTGGTGGGGTGCTTGGAGAGGAAACCCATGCGGTTGGTCATTTCCTCGCACTGCACCCAGCGGGCGGAACACATGGCATAGCGCTCCAAAAGCTGCGGCGACACCTTTGCGGCGCAGCCGATACCTTTGAGCCATTGCCAGGTTTCCGTGTAGATCTCCTGTGCCTGCAGGACGCTGCCGTCACGCTGCTCGGCGGAAAGAAAATCATGGGGCTTCGGCATGACAACACCCTCGACTTCGGGAATATCCAGCACTTCAAGTTTTCTGCCGCCGGGATTACCGCTTTCGGCCTTGTCCTTGACTGCGGATTTCTTCCTTCCCGCACCGGGTCTTGCGCCGCCGCGCCCGCCTGTGTTATTCGATTTAGTGGGCATCCGAGTTCACCTCCCTTAATTACCCTTTTGATTTCGCCTTTTTCGCACACGTGACCCCGGGCCGTTGCCCGACCGAAAAGGTCCCGGAGATTTTCATCCCCCTACCGGTCGCCGAGGTCGTGGTGGATCTTGGTGTGGCAGGACTGACAAAGGCTCATGAGGTTGTCCCTTGCGTGAGTACCGCCTTTGGAAACGGGCAGAATGTGGTGAACTTCCTGTACCGGAGTCAGCCGACCTTCTTTGAGGCACATCTCACAGAGAGGATGCTCTGCCGCATAGCGGTCACGGATGCGTTTCCACGCTCTGCCGTACTTGCGGTTGACATCGGAGCTGCGCTCGTATTTGTCGTACCTGCGGCGTTCCTCCACACGGTGCTGTTCACAAAACTGTCCTTCACAGAGGTTGGGGCAGCCGGGATGAGAGCAGGGTCTGAGTGGTCGCTTGGGCATTTGCTCACCTCCTTCGGGCATAAGAAAAGCCCCACGGGATTGCTCCCATGAGGCTGTCCTCGATTCTTTTTCGCTGATTATATCATATCATAATGTCGAGGTGGGCATCTACCGACAAAGGCGGGTATTTCCGGCGTCTTTCAGATCCGAATCGGGTCGGTGGGTACAACCACCGCCGAAAGCGCCGCCTTGTGCCATCTGCGAATGGTGCTTTCGTCTGCGTTCAACTCTCCGCCGATCTGCTCCCAGGTCATGTTGTGGATGTAGCGGTAGCGGAGAACCATGCGCTCGTTGACATTGGCAACGGTGTCCACAGTCGTGCGGATCTGCCGTTTCAAGTCAACGAGGGTGTCGATCTCACCATTGACCACTTTTTCAAGGTCCATGATCTTTTCCAGGCACCGCACGAAGGGCGCATCCGTGTTGCGAGAGGTCTGCACTTTTTCCTCCCAGGACGGCGAGGAGATACCGCAGGCCATTTCCCGCAGGCGGGTGATCTCCGCAATGTTGGAATCGATACGCTGGTCGAGGCGGTATGCCTGACTGAGATATTCCTTTGCCGTCATACGCCGTACACCTCCCGGTGGAGTTTTTCGATCAGCACCTCACCGTCCAGAGAAGTAAGCGTCTGAAACCAGCCGGAGCGGAAGAACCGCTCACAATCCTTTTTGACGGATTCGGCATCCTTGTCCCAGGGGTATTTCTTCAAACGGCGCAGCGCACGGCGATGGTCTTTCGCTGCCGCCAGAATAATAGCGTTTGCGAGGTTCGTATAACAGGTTTCCATTCTCATCCCTCCAAGTTGGCCTTGACCGCATCGATGAGTGCGGTCTGGGTCTTTTCTTTTTTACGGAGCGCAGTCATGATGCGCTCGTCGATGGTGTCTTTGGCAATAATGTGGTGAATGACCACGGTATCGGCGGTCTGTCCCTGCCGCCACAGTCGGGCGTTGGTCTGCTGGTAGAGTTCCAGTGACCAGGTCAGCCCAAACCAGATGAGGGTCGAGCCTCCTGCCTGCAGGTTCAGTCCATGACCGGCAGAAGCCGGATGGATGAGTGCAACGGGCAGCTCACCGCTGTTCCATCTGCGGATGCTATCGGAATCGTCCAGCAGGCTGAACGGGATGTGCCGTTTGTGCAGCCGCTCGGCGATGCGTTCCAGGTCGTGCTTGAACCAGTACGCCACAAGGACGGGCTTGCCGTTGGCGGCTTCGATGAGATCCTCCAGCATATCCAGCTTGCGGTCGTGTATCTGAAACACACGCTTGTCCTCTCCGTAGACGGCTCCGTTTGCCATCTGGGAGAGCTTATTCGCAAGCGCTGCGGCGTTCCCGGCGTCGATTTCTTCGCCTTTCAGCGAGATAACCAGGTCTTGTTTCATGGCATCGTAGGCTTTGCGCTCTGTTTCGGATAGCGTCACAATGGCGTCATTATGAACGCACTCCGGCATATCCAAATGGTCGACGGCTTTCATGGAGATGGTGATGTCGGAGATGGCATCGTAGATCTGTTCCTCCGCACCGGGCAGCGGCTTGTAGCTGAACACCACCTGTCCGTTGCGCTTGCCCGGCCGGAAGAAGGTGTTGCGGTAATGGGTGATGAACCGACCGAGCCGCTTGCCCATATCGAGGATGCGAAACTCCGCCCACAGATCCATAAGACCGTTGCTGCTTGGCGTGCCGGTCAGGCCCACGATGCGCTTGATGCCGGGACGGACTTTCAGCAGACTGCGGAACCGCTTTGCCTGGTAGCTCTTGAAGGAGGACAGCTCATCGATAACCACCATGTCGTAGTCGAAAGGGATGCCGCTCTCCTCAATGAGCCACTGGACATTTTCCCGGTTGATGATGTACACGCTGACCTGCTGCCGGAGCGCCGCCTTGCGCTCTGCTTCTGTACCGACAGCCACCGAGTAGGTCAGCCCATGCAGATGATCCCACTTGTGGATTTCCGCAGGCCATGTATCTCTGGCGACACGCAGCGGAGCGATGACCAGCACCTTGCGAACCAGAAAACTATCGAGGCAAAGGTCGAAGATGGCGGAAAGCGTGATGATGCTCTTACCAAGACCCATGTCGAGGAATACAGCGGATATGGGATGCTCCAGGATGAAGTTCGTGGCATACGCCTGGTAGTCATGCGCCTTGTATTTCACTGAGTATCCCTCCAATCTGTTCGGGGCTATCGATGCAGTACACCGAAAAGCCGAGTGCTTCTAACTGCCTTTTTCGCCTTACTTGCAGAGGGCGGAGTGTTTTGCCCGGTGCTTTCAACTCAATGAAGGCAATTCTGCCGCCGGGCAGGAGTACCAGACGGTCCGGTACTCCATCAAGGCCGGGGCTTGTAAACTTCGGTGCAAGACCGCCTTTTGTGCGTACAGCCTGCACCAGCTTTGCTTCTATCGTTTTCTCACGCATAATGACCTCCTGCGTTCTCAAAACCCGAAAAGTCCTTTACACGCGCAAATGCGGGTATTGCGTGCTTGTTACTCTTTATTCCTTCTTCTTTCGATATATAAGAAAGGTTAGGAACACAGGAACAAGACCGCCTGTTTTCTTTGGTACTTATGGGGCCGCCGCCGTTCCCATGGGGTGTTCCCATAAATGTGCCGAGCGGATATGCTTCTCCCCAGAACCTGTTCCGAAGGATGTCGGGTACAGTCATTTTCATTAGGAACACTCCTTGGGAACAAAGACATACTGCGGACCGTAAAGCGGGATACGCACCTTGCTGTCCAGCCGCTTCCAGCCAAGACGGGCAAGGATGGCGGTCAGCTCGTTGCTGTCCGTTCTGCGGATATTGGCACGTTCCTTGCCGAAGCACTCGCACCAAATCTCCATGTTGGACACCTGGGTACGCTTGACTGTACCGTGCTTTTGGGTATCGCCGAAGTCGCTGCCTGTGAGGAAGTTGCGGCGCTCGAAGATGTCCATGCCGTCCCAATCCTCCGGGAGCAGCGTGTCGAGATACAGCCGGACAAGCCCTTCACGCTCGTCGGACTCCATCGCCTCCCGCTGTTCAGCCTTGGACAGTGCTTCCAACTCGGCACTCAGATAGAGCTTCTCGCCCTGCTTCACATACACCAGCGTTTCCGCCCAGATCTGGCAGATTAGCTCCGGGGTCAGATCCCAGGAGTGCTTGATGGCCGTACCAGGCGTCTTGACCGGCCAGAAGCGGCGGTTTCCGGTGGTGTCCCGCAGATAGCCGGACTCGGCGTTGGTGGTGCCGAAGAACACGCACTGGCGCAGATGCGGCGTCGCCCGTTTGCCGAATGCCGCACGATAGATATCGTTCTGTCGGGAGAGGAAGGAGCGCAGCGTTTCCACCTCGGCCTTCTTCAGACCTGCCAGTTCGCCGATCTCCAAGATCCAGTACCCCTGCAGCTTCTCGGCAGCGGTCTTATCCTTGGTGTCGCCCAGGTTCAGACTGTCCGAAAACCACTCTCCGGCCAGCTTGGCAATAAGGGTACTTTTGCCCACACCCTGAGGACCGTTCAGCACCAGCATGGAGTCAAATTTGCAGCCGGGATACAGCACACGCTTGATGGCGGCGCAGAGGGTCTTCCGGGTGACAGCTCGGACATACTCGTTATCGTCTGCACCGAGGTAGTCGATGAGCAGCGTGTCCACACGGGGAACCTTGTCCCACTCCGGCAGATTTTCAATGAACTCCCGAATGGGATGGTAGGAGCGGTCATCCGTGACCTTCGCCACGGCGATGTCATAGTTTCTTGCAGAAAAGGTGCCGTAGTGGGAATCCACATAGCTGATAAGCTGGGCATCATCCGCATCCCGCCAGAATTTCGAGGGGTGCCGCCAAGGCACATCGCCCTTGATCTCCATGCCGTCCAGAAGCTGATTGAACACCAGCGGTTTCAGAAGCGGGTCGTTCATGAGGATTACGGTGAGGTTCTGCAGCGTGTTTTTTACCTTGCCGGCCTTGTCCAGCTCCAAGGCTTTCTGCCAGTCCTCGTCGGAGAATTCTTCGCTTGCTTGGGCTTTGCGCTCCTCGGCAAAGACCGCTTTGACTTTCTCGTCCTTGAGGGCAAAATCCGACATTGCCTGGAAAGACGGCAGCTTGCCGGGTGCGGTATCCGGGGCGCACTTATCATCCAGGTCACGGAAGCGGTGCAGTCGCACCAGGTCAAAAGCGTTCAGCAGCCGGCCGCAGACCGGGTCGGTGGCATGGTGGCTGTATGCGAACTTGCCGTCGTAGACGATGACACCGGCAGACGAATCGGCGGGGATATAGTCGTAACGGCCATTCATCGCAGACGGCGCATACACTTCCGAGAGAAAGGTATCGATGGCTTCCTCCACGGTATAGGCTCGGCAGAAAGCACCCACCACACCCGGCTTTGTCAGCGGGTCAGCTTGCTGGGCGATGCTGTGCTGCACCACCTCGGACTGGCGGCTGGAAACCGGCCAAGTGGAGGCGTCGTGCCAATCATCGTAGTGGGAAAGGTACTCATCCGGGTCAAGCTCTGCGCCGTCCTGCACCTTGTAGAAAAACTCGCCGTTGGCAGAGGTGGAAGGCCAATACATGAGCCGGGATGCCTCGTAGGTGGTATCGTCAAAGAGGTCAATGCCGATCTCCTTTGCCACCATGCGGGCGACTGCCGGATATTCCTCCTCACTGATTTCCCGCTTCAGCGGAATGAGAAGACGAAGGCGAGGATGCTCCGGTGTGTGTTTATGGGTGGAATAGACGCAGCACTTGAAGTCGTGGAACAGCGTAATTTCATCCCAGATGTCCGGAGTGCCGTAGTCCATATCCAAGGTGAGCAGAGAACGGCACAGAACCATGCCGTTTTTGCGGCGACCTTCCCAGAGATGCCCTCCGACGAAGCCACCCACATCCTTGATGCCGTCCTGCTGACCTTTTTTCAGCTTGCGGTATTCCTCGACCGTTTCGGTGGTGCGGATGGTGCTGCCGCAGCGGGCGCAGAGATCCGCCCAGGAGATGTCCTGGTTCTTCCACTTTTTATCCATGCGGCTATTGCCGACTGCGATCTTCATCTGCGTACCTCCTCACAGCTTTCGGTAAAGTAGCGGATAAGCTGACCTTTCCGCTTGGCCTTCTCGATCTCGATGCTCATGCCGCTTGTGATCTTCTCACCGAACACCCACAGCTCGGCGCACTTGGAGAGCAGGACGATGTCCATGAACAGCGCCAGGTCACGCTCTTTGCGGTCGTTATCATTCATGAATTGGGTAAAATAGATGTGCGGTGCAATGGGGACGCACCCGGCATCCACGGCAAAGCGGCAGTAAGTACGGGCGTTCTCCTGGTTTTTCACCATATCTCCGGCAAGCGGAGAGCAGATATACACCACAGGCCGGAAAGCCCGGAGTGCCTTGGCTTCCTGCTCGATTTTGGTCAGCGCCTCGTAGGCGGTGGGGTCGTAGTACCCCTCGCAATTGAATTTATTGACTCCCATTTGGGTCACCTCAGTCTTTCTTATAAAAATCGCAGACATAGCCGTCTGCCCGGAGCAGAAGCCCCGATGCCCAAGTGGGCGTTTGCCCCATGACGGAGCAGATATTCTCCAAAGAGGTATCCGGCGGCGCTTCGATGACCGCTTCATCATGGACGTGCATGACGATGCGGTACCCGGCAGCATTCAGCCGGAGCATGGCTTCCGCAAGGATGTCCCTCGCCGTCGCCTGGACGATGTTCTCCACGAACTTGGGGCCGTAGCTTTCCAGCCGCAGCCACTTTTTCTGTTCGCCGACGCCTTCGTAGGTCACGGACTCATTGCCGAAGCGGTTCAGACCCATCTTCGGTTTCACATACACCAGCCGTCTGCCGGAGGGCAGCACCACGAACATCATGCCGCTTTGATAGTAGAAGCGGATGCCGTGCGTTTCCGTGGCAGTTCGCTCACGGACGCAGGTGGAAGCGGCTTTGTCCACATCCCACCAGAACTTTGTGATGTGGGGATTGGACAGACGCCAAGCATCCACCAGCGGTTTCAGTTCCTCTTCCTGCAGACCGTAGTTCAGTGCGCCCATTGCTTTCAGCGCACCCACGGAGCCGCCATAGCCCAAAGCCAGTTCGGCAATCTTGCCTTTCTGTCGCAGATGTCCGTTCACGCCGTGTTTTTCCACGGGGACATGGAACATCTGCGAAGCGGAAGCGCAGTAAATGTCGCCGCCCTTTGCAAAAACCTCCTGCCGCCAATGCTCCCCGGCGATCCATGCGATGACCCTCGCCTCGATGGCGGAGAAGTCTGCCACATAAAAGCGACAGCCGGGTTTCGGCACAAAGGCGGTGCGGATAAGCTCGGACAGTACCAGCGGTACGGAGTCATAGAGCATTTCCACGGCGTCCGTATTGCCACTGCGGACCAGTGCCCGTGCGGTGTCCAGATCAGGCAGATGGTTCTGCGGCAGGTTCTGCACCTGGATGAGCCGACCGGCATAGCGTCCGGTGCGGTTGGCACCATAAAACTGGATCAGTCCTCTGGCACGCTCATCCGAGCCGACCACCGTCTGCATGGCGGTGTATTTCTTGACGCTGCTTTTGGCAAGCTCCTGCCGCAGGGAGAGGGCAAGCTCCACCTCGCCGTCCGCTTTTTCGAGCATATCCGCCACGGCGGCTTTGGAGAGTGAATCCGCCTCCACGCCTTTTTCGGCAAGCCACGCCTTGAGCTGCACCGGACTGTTGGGGTTATCCAAACCTGTCACGGAGCGGGCCTGCTCCATGTGCGTCCGCTTGAAGCGTTCATCGCAGCGAATTGCCTGGGTGACAAGAGTGCGGTCAAGCATAATGCCCCGGTCGTTGATCTGCTGGTCAAGGGTGTAGTTGCGCCACTCGGATTCCGTGACCGGGAACTTGGAGAGCTTCTGCTGAATGGACATTTCCGTTTCCACATCTCGAAGGTTGTAGGCTTTGAACAGCGACCATTTCTCCGGAGAGTCTGTCGGATAATGTCGAATGAGCGAACCGTCCCTTGCTTTTGCCGGAGTGCAGAAATACCGAATGAGGTCTTTGCCTTCTTTGAGCTTCTGCTTTTCCAGCCCCAGCACGGCACCGACGCCTTCCAGTGAAAGCGGCAGTCCCAGGGTTGCCGCCCAGACCATCGTGCAGTGCCAGGAGGACGGGTCGAGATATTGTCCGGTCGGGTACCCAAGATAGCGGGACAGACACACACGCTCAAACTGTGCGTTGAACGCCCATTTGGTCACGGCAGGGTCGGTCAGCGCAGAGTGGACATCGGCAGGAAGCGTTTCTCCGGCAGTCAGATCCACAACCTTCACCGGCGCACCGTCTGCGGAGTAGCCGAAGAGCAGCACCGCAAAGTCCGAGGCTTCGGCATAGCGATACACGCCGCACTTGGTGAGATTCTCGGAGGAGAAGGTCTCAATATCGATACTTAAATTTTTCATGGTTCCTCCTGTTGCGGGGAAAGGGCGGCAAAGCTGTGAACTCTGCCGCCCACCCTTGCTTACTTGCTCTTCTGCTGGGCTGCTTTTTCTTCCTTACGCTTGCGGCGCTTATCCCGGATATGGAGCACAAGCTCCCGGATGAGAATGCCGATGTCTGCAAGGATGAGACCGACCATGCCGCCAAAGCAGACGGCGAGCATCATTCTCTGAATCTCTGTCATAGCTGGTCACCATTCCTTTCTCAGGACAGGAAGTCGTCGTCCAGGTCGGTGGCAAAATCGTCAGCCGCAGAGGACTTGCCGCCGAGAGGCTCACCATCACGAACCTTCTGAATGTTGCCCAGACCACAGGCAATGCCGCGGTTGCCGTTGGAATTGAAGGCGTAGAAATTTACGGACACTCTGGCGTAGCAGCCGGAATAAACCTCGGAACGGTCGAGAATCGGCTGAACGCTGCGGTCCACGATCTGAGGGGCGGTAGTGCTGTTGGCGTTCACGAAGAAGCTGTTCTTGTAGGCTTCATCGTCACGCTCGGTATCGCCGTCACGGAGCGGGAGCTTCAGAGCCGCCTTATTGGGAATCTTCCCGCCGAACTTGGCGACGCCTTCCTTGATGGCAGCGTCCACGGCTGCGTTGATAGCATCGAGGGTCTGCTTATCGGATTTCGGGATAATGAGGGATACGGAATACTTGGGGTTGCTGCCGTTGATGGAGGCAGGCTCCCACACGTTTGCGTAGGACAGGCGGACAACGCCGGTCACAACTTTGGTCGAATTCATCTTGTTAGCCATAATTACAGTTCTCCTTTATAGTCGGTAAAGTCTTGTTTTGCACCCGTGGACGTGATAGCCGGACGCCGGTCGGATGCGGGAACGAGCGTCGGCTTTCCTTTGGGTTTGATGACCAGATCGCCGAGCACCTCGGCAAAGGTCTTTTTGCCCATGAGCTTCTCCATCTCGGTGATGGTGATGAGCGATTTCTTGAAGATGTCGGTATAACCGGCTGCACGGGCAGCGGCGACAACGGCATCCTCGTCGGTGTATTTGCGGTTGGTGCGGCTTTCCACCAGCTTGTAGCCGGGCCACTGTTTTCCGTGGTTGACCGCTGCGTCCTGGGCGTAGGCCATGAGTTCATTCGCCCATTTGGTGAGGTCCTCCAGCTTGCCGAGAATGTCGCCGATCTCCGCATCGGAAAGCAGGGGCGGCTGGGCAAACTCGTATTTGGCAAGTTGGAGCTTGGCATCGGCTCTGGCGCGGCATTTGACCGCCGCCTTGCAGAACTGACACCAGCTTCCGGGGCAGTATTCGCCTTCGCCCTTGAAGGCAAGCTCTGCCTTTGGCTTCAGCGTCTTTTCCGCCCATTTCCGAAGGTCGGTGACTGAAATGACCCAGGTGCTGACATTCTCCCGGCGGGGCTGGTAGATGGTCATGGAAACCGTCTCGATGTCGTAGAGGCAATCGAAGATGCGGAGTGCTCCGAGCGCATACAGCATCATCTGAGGATTCTCTTCGGCATTCACCAGAATCCCTTGACCGTATTTCAGATCAATAATGTGGAGGAGCTTGTCCGCCACGATGAGGCAGTCGCCGGTGCCGAAGCCGTCCGGCACATAGCAGGAGAAGTCAAGCCGCTGCTCAATGAGCACCTTGGGGTCAGGACAGTCCTGCCGGGCTTCCTCGATGGCTTCCAGAACGAATTCCAGGTAACCGTCTGTGTACATCTCCATTTCGTCGGAGTCGTACTTGCTGACCGGGCGGGTGGAGCGCATCTTCAGCGCCTTGCGGAGCTTGTGTTCCGCCAGCGCATGAGCGGCGGTGCCTTCTGCTGCGGCTTCCGTTTCTCTGTCCTCGAACTCCAATTCCAACCTTGCGGATGGATTGCAGTGAAGCCAGCGATGGGAAGAGGATGCCGAGAGGACTGCGTGACGATTAGGGGGCATCTTTCAGCACCTCCACATCCTTGAGCAGTGCCTCGTAGTGCTTGGGGTCGATGCCGGAGAGCTTCGGAGCGCCGTACTTCTTAAGGAGCGTCTGGATCTCGGTTGTGAATCCGGCTCGGCTCTTTTCGCCAAGCACCGCTCGGACTTCTTCCAGCGTCAGTTCCTTTTGGGGAGCGGGTGTAGGTTCCTTCGGCTCTGCATCGATAGTCGGCTCATTCTGCAGCATGGCATCTGCCACAGCCTGAACGCTGTCCGCCAGGGAGCGAAGATCCTCGACTACATTGAGCAGGAGTTTAACCTTACTCATGTGCGCCACCTCCCATTGGAACTTCGGTAATGGCAATGGACTCGACCGAGTTGCCGGGAACCACGACCATGACCTTCTGCTTGGGACCCAAGAGCAGGGTGAAGATCTTTTCACGGATACTGACCGTTCTGCAAGCGACTACACCGCCGTTTTTGGGCTTGTCTGAAACACGGATATTCAAGTTGTGTCTCATACGGGGTTACCGTCCTTTCCGGAGGGCTTGTATTTTGTTGCCTTCCGGTGTACCCAGAAAAATCGGGGATTTGTCAGGGTGTCTGGCGGAAAATTTTCAAAAACTTTTTTCTGCCTGCCTCGATGGACTCGGAAACAGACTGAAAGCTGGCCTCTTCGATGGCAGCGATTTCCCGCAGGGTCTTGCCGTTTGCGTACAGTCGAAGCCGGCGCTGCTGGGTGGCAGTCAAATGCGAGAAGGCTTCTCGGATACGAGCGGTCTGTTCTGCCGAATCATCCTCTACGGCATATTCGTCGCAAGCACCGTATTCTTCGCCCTCGTAGTCGATGGCGTCGTAGGAGTAGCAATGGTAGCGATGACGCTCGTCCTGCGCGTGCTCCGCCTTACGGCTGTCGATGATTACGGCACCGATTTCGTCAGAAACCTCAACCTCTGTCACTGTTCCGTCCAAGAATGCGTATTTGATTTTCATAATGTGTCCTTTCCGCTTGAGGCGGCACCGAGCGGCCGGGACACAAAAAGAGCCGGTGGTCACGACGGACTCACCGGCAGACAACACCAACAAGAAGGCATGGCAAAGCACGGTGGGTACATCGAGTTCAAAAAATCCCTGTGGGGTTTTCGGTTCTCTATGTATCCCGCCGCCTCTAATGCGCATCTCAAGGCTTTGAGATTAAATTTGGTAGGGCTACTTGCCCCAAGGGTATATAAGGTTTTTCAGACCTTCGAGAAAAACAAAAGACGGCCGGGACATAGCGCACCCCACGAAGGGGAGGCTAAATCCTGGCCGTCTTGCAGCTCTGCGGATGATCTTTACTTTGTGTGCATTACGCTGCACGAGCGTGGCTTTCCACTTGGAAAGCCCTGGTGCTGATTCGCGTCATAACCGTTTCGGTATCTCGCAGTGTCACTGTGAAGCTGTCGCCCACAGGCACGGTCATTCTTACCGCACGGTCTTTGTGCTGGATCTCAACGATCCCTGTCTGGGCATCCGCCATGCAGACGAGATGTCCCTTACAATCTCGGTACGCTACCATCGGGGTCCTCCTTTCTTGCTGTAGTCATAGGCACCACCTCCTTAGCGTTATCTTGTTAGCAAACTTGCTAACGCTTGCTGTAAAAAAACACAGCGGGCGGTAAAACCCGCTGTAGTTTTCGATATGGACGCTCAAGAACCGACCACGCCTGCAAAATCCATGATGGCAGAAGCGTAGGAATAATCGGTCGTATCGTTGGTTTTGATGTAACCGAGGTCTTTGAGCCTGTTTGTCGCCGCCTGGATGGAAACATCGAAGCAGTCAGACATTTTAGCGATCAGTATCGCACGGGATGTAGGGGTTTTGAGCTTGTCCTTGCAGGATCGTGCCAGCAGATCCACCGAACACTTCGGCATCAAAACGGCAGCGGACAGATGGTTGGCCTGCCATTCCATCCAGTCATGGTCGTCCCATTTGCGAGTGTCCGATTTATTTGTCATGCCATTGTCGACCCGGCACTGTATCATGGGGGCGATGAGCTCATCGTCAAAAATGGATACCTGGTCGGGGTTATACGAGAAATAGCCGGAATGGAAGATGTCATGCCCACCCTCATGTCCGAGCGTAAAGCGGTAACGATGCCGTTGGCTCTCATCCAGAAGGCGGTTGTCGATGATGACGGTACGGGCCTTGGCACTGATGTACTCCGCCCGATTTGTGGCAGGGTCAAAAACCGGCACCTTATTGGTGTCGTTAAATACAGTCATCCCAAGGTACACGCCATTGTGGGACAAATATTGATAATCCGGCGTCATTCCGAGATAGAACTCAATAAAGCCCTCAATGTCCACGGGAGAGGGGTTCGTCAGGACTTCCGGCTGAAAATCCTGTACGAAACGCTCTCCGATGGCATCGATCTCGGCTTTGCTCAAAATCGGTACGCCGTTGTTCTTCACTCGAAGAGAGGGAGTGTACATCTTTATAAATTACCCCTTTCGCTGCCGGAGCTCCTCGACGAACTTCAACCAGTCAGCCTCGCTTGCATCCAGATCACGTGCCGTGCGAAGCGCAGCGGACACATAGTCATGTTCCATGATATAGTCAGGCAGGTCTGGGGCAACAGAGTTTCTCTTCTTGCCGGCCAGATCGTACATCGTAGTCTTATCCTCGTCGTTCAGCATGAGAATTTGGGAAATCAGCTCCAGCTTCTCCATTTCGGGAGGGTTGCGGCGGTCCTTCTCAATGTCGGTCAGATAGGGCGCAGTGATCCCTATCATTTCCGCCATTTTGCGGAGCGTGATTTGTTTCTCTGTGCGTTTCCTTTGAAGGAACTCTCCAAAATTCTGGTACTGTGTGTTCATGTCGTTCACCTTTTCTACTTTACATTATAAGCCCTATCTTGATTCGTTCAGCCTGTTTGCGGCACTGTTATCATACTTGTGGGCAACTTCTCATCACAACGGTGAATCGAATTAGCACGGATGCTTGTACGCTTGTTAGCAGCCTTGCTAACACTATTATACGCAAGACATAATGACTTGTCAAGAGGTAAAGCAGAAAAATATTTGGAAAATATCTCTTATTGGTACATTAACCCCGGCATTTTGACTTTATCTCTTCCATCCATGGGCATTTTTAAATCGCCCATGAGGCAGGCGTAGGTGATGGCGCTCTTGCCAAAGCGACCACGGATCTCCTCCACAGCGTCCTGGACTTTCTCCATTGCCATGCGGTGCTGGACATTATCAAACAGCGTGAGTTGCTCCGCACTGTCTTTGGGCGAGAGTTCAATGGCACGGACGGTGACCGCTCTGACCTTCGTGTTCCAGGGATACCGCTCTTTAAAACTCCGAAATGCGGCAGCGGCGATCTCCGAGGGAAGCTGAGTCTTGAGCGGCAGCTTGCATTGATACTGTGAGCCGAACAGATCATTGCCTCGGACATGGACTTGGACGGTACGGGTGGCGAGGTTATGCAGCCGAAGTCGGTGACCGATATCCTGCGAAAGAGCGAATATGACTTTCCATACCTCTTCTTCGTTTTCCAGGTCGGAAACACAGGTAATGCCGTGACCGACCGATTTGACCGGGGAAACAAAATCCTTATGCATGACTCTGGAATGGTCTCTGCCATTGGCATAAGTCCACAGCGCAAGACCGTTCACCCCCAGAAGCCCTTTCAGAAACAGTGGGTCGCACCCAGCAACTTCTCCGATCGTATGGATGCCGTACTGCGCCAACTTCTTGGTGGTGGCGGGACCGCAATAGATCATATCACTGCATGGGAGCGGCCAGACCTTCTCTTTGTATGACTCCGGTGAGATCTCTGTGATGGCATCCGGCTTTTTTAGATCGGACCCCAATTTGGCGAACACCTTATTAAAGGATACGCCGATGCTGACGGTCAGACCGAGCTCCTCCTTTACAGAGCACCGAATATTTTCCGCAATCGTTCTGGCATCGCCGCAGACACACCGGCTGCCGGTCACATCGAGCCAGCATTCGTCCATGCCAAAAGGTTCCACCATATCGGTGTACCTCTGGTAAATAGCCTGGGTCAGCTTTGAGTATTTGAGGTATTGGTCGTATTGCGGCGGCACGATGATGAGGTCACGACAGCACTGTTTCGCCTCCCAGTTGACCATCCCAGTTTTTACACCAGCTTTCTTCGCCAGTTCAGACTTGGCAAGCACAATGCCGTGTCTGTCCTCCGTGCAGCCGCAGACTGCCACCGCCTTTCCTCTAAGACTTGGGTCGAGCATTGTCTCAACGGAAGCGTAAAAGCAATTCAGATCACTGTGGAGAATGGCATGATTCTGCATAATTCCATCTCCTTCAACAAAACTTCATCAAAACCTATTGACAAGGTGAAGAAAGTGAAGTATATTATATGCATAACTTCATCAAACTTCACCTACATAATAGCCTGTCGATGAAGTTTTGTCAATAGCTCAGATGAAGTTGATGAAGTTACGAGATGAAATTTATCGAAAGAAGGTATCCTATGACTTTCTCGGACAAGATCAAGGTGGCCAGAGAGCAAGCGGGTCTGACCCAACAGCAACTTGCTGATAGCACTGGCGTTTCCAAGCGGACAATTGCTTCCTATGAGTCCGGTGGCGCAATTGCCAGGGCTTCCACGATGTTGAAGCTCGCAAAAGCGCTGAATATATCCTCAAAGTATCTTTCCGACGATTCCTGCCTCGACCCAATGGCTGACATTGAGAAGGACGGCTATCTTGAAGAAGCCCGCGAACGGTATGGATCTTCCGGAGCCCGTGATGTCGACCAGCTCCTCCGAGACAATGCTGCGTTGTTCGCAGGTGGTGAACTGTCCCAGGAACAGAAAGACCAGTTCTTTGAGGCGGTCATGCGGGCGTATGTCGCCTGCAAGGATGAAGCAAAGGTGAAATTTGGTCGCAAGAACAAGTAATGTCCGTTTTATGGGACAGTTACCATTGTATAATTACAGCATGGGGTCAGTATACCCATTTTACATAAGGAGGAGGTGAGCCTGTGTCATACGCAGAAGTGTGCGGCGCAGTCGAAGCCCTACAAAAGAAATACCACGAAAGCAATCCGTTCCGGCTTTGCGAGGATATGAATATCCTTCTGCTCAGTCAGGCTCTCGGAAACACCCCGGATGCCATAAAAGGGTTTTACTTAGAGAGCAAGCGGATACGAACGATCACGGTCAACTGTGACCTGCCGGAAGCGGTTCAGAAAATCATTGTAGCCCATGAGCTGGGTCATGCGGTGCTGCACCGCCATTCGGGTATTCACGCATTTCACGATATTGGCCTATTCGATGAGAGCTCGCTGTTGGAGAAGGACGCCAATCTGTTTGCTGCCGAGTATTTACTCAGAGACCAGGATGTCCTTGAAACACTCAACCGTGACACCACTTTTTTCTCTGCCGCCGCAATGCTCCGTGTCCCAGCGGAACTGCTTGATTTTAAATTCCGTGTGCTGAAGTGGAAGGGCTATAAGCTGATAGAGCCGCCGATCTCGGCGCGGAGTAATTTCCTTGCCAATATGGAGGTGCCGGACGATGCAGACTGCTACGGTGAATAAGCCGCTGAAAGTATATGTAGCCGTCAAAGCAGATTTTGCTGCTGACGGCACGATGTTCCCCAGGATCATCACTTGGGAGGACGGCGAGAAATATGAGATAGACCGTGTGTCCGATATCCGTCAAGCTCCTGCGCTGAAAGCCGGAGGCCAGGGCGACCGCTATACGATATGGATCGGCGGTCACCAGAGCTATCTGTTTTTCGAGCGCAGCGCAGACCTTACAGGAAACAACATCGGACGATGGTTTGTAGAGCGGAGGCAGTAGGCGATGATACTGCGAATCATAGATGAGATAGAAAAAGCGCTGAACCACGACCTCTATTTTGCAGCGCTGAACCTGGCGCTCACACTGCCGGACATCTGCGGAAAGGCGGAATATCCATCTTTGCGTAGTACCAGAGAGCGCTATATACAGTGGTACGATAAAATTGTGGGGGTGACGGAGAAACCTCCAAAGTGTACTGAGGACGAACCGGAAATGCCGTACTTAAGCGGTGAGGTGGTATATAGCCTCCGCTGCTCATTGCTCCATGAAGGAAATCCGAACCTGCAAAAGAACGGGAAGCATCCCATCCCAATCGACCGCTTTTCGTTGGTAATTCAGTCAGAGCAACCGTTTCGCATTTACGGCGGAGAAGGAAGCAGTGTAATGACAAGCTCTGACGGCACGGAAGCCCGCAGTTACCGAGTAAATGTGCGGAGGCTGTGCATGGTGCTGTGTTTGTGCGCCAAGGGGTACTATAAAGAAAATAAGGAAAAATTCGATTTTTACAACTATGAGCTTATCGATTGGGATGAGGTCACAGCCTCTTTACATCCCATCAACATGGAAGAAATGTTTCGGAAACTCGCAGACCCAAGCCTCTCCGAAAACGAGCATAGCGGCGAAAGTGCGGATGAATAAGCAAAAACGATGCCGGACTGACACCAAAAGCGTGGGCAGTCCGGCATCTTTCACTTAGTTATCGACCTCCTCGTTGCCTATGATGTCCTCTGCGATAGCGGCGGCAGCTTCACGCTCACGGCGGGCTGCCCAGCCACCTTTCGATCTGGGTGCGTATGCCGATTCCAGTGCATACATGATGCCCTGTTCGTCGGCAAAGTAAATACCGGGGACGTTCCAATTATCCTCGGCATTCCAGTCCATCAGTTTTCTGACCATATCCACGACCGTGGCGTTGCTGATTTTGATCTGCGCTTTCTGCGCGCCCTCCGGCTTGGAGAAGCGCACGGCATTCGGGGCATCCTCCTTGCAGGCCCGGATAGCGAACTGCTTCGACTTCGGCTCGATCAGAAACTGGATGTACTCCGGGAAGTGGAGCTCCTGTGCGGTCTGCACATTGAACTTCACGATATTGCCTGCGAAAGTGCAGACAGAGGCGGAACGGGTTTTAATAAGGTCGATGACAGAAAATTTTTCAAACATGGTAGTTACTCCTTCTCAATTACAATAAAGTTTTCGTCCTCCTCGGCAACTGCCGGGGCGGGTTCTGGTTTTTGGGTCGCAGAGATAAGTAGATTGTCCACATACTCCTCGTCCCACGATGGGTCGACGATCATGAAGCCGGACAGTACTCCCTTGACCACGATGCGTGGCTTCCGGTGGGTGCTGCGCCGTTTCCGATACCGTCGTTCTTTACGGATCTGCTGTGCCAACAGCCAGTCGTTTTTCTCGATGATGGGGATATGATGCCCCTCAACGAAATACTGCGGTTCTATGCCGTTGTTCTTTACACTCTTATGCGTGAAAAAGTCTATCGTAACTGTTTTTTGACACAAGGCGTCCCCACAGTATTTTTCGTTTTTGAGGATGCCCAGGACACTGCCGGAACTCCAAACCGATAGACCTTTTACAGTGGGAATGCCGCTTTTTGTCAGCAATTCCGCAATTTGCGTGGATGAATAGCCGTCCAGGTAGAGACTGTATATGGTTCTGACAATATCCGCTTCATCCTCTACGATTTCCCAGCTCTTTTCATCATCCAGCCGATAGCCGAGCAGAGCCCAACTTGGATAGATCCCAAGCCCCTGCGCCCTTCGGCGCTTGAATGACCATTTCAGACTGTTGGATTTTTGCTCGGACTCACTTTGCGCCACAAGGCTCAATACGGTAATGACCATATCGCTGCTCTTATCCAGCGTGTTGAGCTTCTCGGTCTCAAAGTACACGCCCACAGGCGGGTCGAGCTTTCGCAGCATGAAAATGTAGTTCAGACTGTCAAGCACATTTCTGGCAAAACGGCTGACTTGCTTCGTGATGATAAGGTCGATCTCTCCCGCCTTGCATTTCTCGATCATTTCGAGAAAGTGCTCACGGTGCAGAACGGAAGTGCCGGAAATGCCCTCATCGGCGAAAATACCGGCAAACTCCCATTCCGGATTCTCCTGGATCATACGGGTATAGTTTTGAACTTGAAGCTCGTAACTGCTTGCCTGAGTGTCCTCATCCGTGCTGACACGGCAGTACGCACACACACGAAGTTTTTTCTTTTCGGTTTCCGCTTCCATATCCCTTTTTGCAGGAATGATCTGAACCTCCTTTTGCGGACCGTTGATGTATGCATCACGGATGGCATTCTTGGTGGACTGCCTTTTTTCCTCGCTGCGACCGCGAGGTCGAAGTGGTTGTTTTTTCGTTATCTTCATAGGTTCACCTCCTCCTGCCGCAGATTATGTAGGCAGATAAGCCCACACCGCAGCTCGGAGCCGGCGAATTCTATTATATCGTGGAAATATAAAAACCGTTAACTTAAATGGTATATAGTGCTCAGGTTAACGGTATTGGGAGCAAAAAAAATAAGAAGCCTTTCAGCTCCTTATTTCAACATCGGTGATTTACTTGTCCTTATTCATGGCTTTCAGCATCTGGTTCGCCGCTTTCTTTTGTTCCGGTGTGAGGTTGACCCAGTTTTCAAACAGCTCTTTGAGTTCTGGGTTGATTTCGACCATCTCACCCTCGGCAAAGAACTGCGCCATCGTGATGCCGAATCCCTTACAGATCGCTTCCAGCGTTGCGAGTGAGGGGACTGTATTCCTCCTATAAATATTCGCAATCGTGGACTCGGATAAGCCGCAGTTCTTTGCCAGCCTATACTCAGTCCACCCGCGCTCGTTTAAGAGCTGCCGGAGCCTCTCGTGCGTGTCCATAGCATCACCACCCTTCCTGTAATTATTTTACCCGCAAACTAAAAGGTATTGTACTGGCTACTTGTACTGAGCATACCGTTATGTTAAACTGTATAAAAACGGGAATTCAGTACGGAGGGATGACAATGCTGACCGAGGAACAGAAACGGATGCACAGAGTGTGTTTTACTGGCCACCGCCCAGAGAAGCTGAAACAGTCTGAAAGCGTGATCGTGAAGGCTCTGGAAACTGCGATCAAAGAGGCAATTGCCGATGGCAAGAATGTATTTATTTCCGGCATGGCTCGTGGGGTGGATATCTGGGCGGCTGAGATCGTGCTGCGTCTGCGGAAAGAGGGTGCGAATGTAAAACTGATTTGTGCCAGCCCATACGAAGGCTTTGAGCGTGGATGGAGTGCCGAATGGCAACGACGGTACAATGTCATTCTTGCCGCCGCCGACCTTGTTCGTTTTATCTGTCCGGGGTACAGCAGAGCCTGCTTCCAGATCCGCAATGAGTGGATGGTCGACCATTCGGCTCTGGTAATTGCTGTGTTCAACGGTCAGCCCAGTGGCACCAAGAACACGATTGATTATGCCAAGCGGAAGAGTGTTCCGTGCTGGAATATACTCTCCGAAACATGAAAGTTTTCTTCACAAATTTGAGGATTATCTTGTTTTTCAGCAGGATTGGTGATATAATAATCTTGAATTTGTATGTGCAGAAAGCGAGGACGGTCAAATGGGCGTTTCTTACAAGAAATTATTTAAGCTGCTTATCGATCGGGGTATGAAGAAGAAAGACCTGCAAGAGGCGGCAGACCTCAGTCCTGCAGCAGTTACAAAGCTCGCAAAAGATGAGTATGTACGGCTCGATGTGCTTGTAAGAGTTTGCTGTGCATTGGGCGTCGATATCGGTGACATCATGGAAGTCACAAAAGATGAATAAAGGCATCTACAAATAGATCAAGTTTATTTTGTAAAAGTCCGCAGCCGCGCTGCGCTCTTTTACCCCCATTAACTTCCGATAATTTTGAGTTATCGGAAGCAACAGAAGGAGGCATTGGCATGGGCGACCTTATGAAAAAACATGAAATGACTGAGGAGGACATCAAACTTCAGTTTATTACCCCAGCCATTGAGGGCGCTGGCTGGGACAGGCAGAAGCAGATCCGCATGGAGTACAACTTCACGGACGGTCGTGTCATCGTCCGCGGAAATGTCACCGCCAGAGGAAAGAGAAAGCGCACAGACTATCTGCTTTACTACAAGCCCAATATCCCGCTGGCTATTGTCGAGGCGAAAGATAACCGGCACAGCGTTGGAGCCGGGATGCAGCAGGCCATCGAATATGCCGAAGTGCTGGACATTCCGTTTGTGTACAGCTCGAATGGCGACGGTTTCCTGGAACACGATATGAAAACCGGGAAAGAGCGTGAACTGACGCTTGAGCAGTTTCCTTCGCCGCAGGATCTCTGGCAACGGCATATCGGCGACGAGCACTTCACGCCGGAGCAGGAGCAGCTCATTACCGAGCCGTATTATTTCCAGCCTGGTGATAAGACCCCTCGCTACTATCAGCGTATCGCCATCAACCGCACCGTTGATGCGGTAGCCCGTGGGCAAAACCGCATTCTCCTCGTTATGGCGACCGGCACCGGCAAGACCTATACCGCTTTTCAGATCATCCACCGCCTTTGGAAATCCGGTCGAAAGAAAAAGATCCTGTTCCTTGCTGACCGCAACATCCTCGTTGACCAGACCATGCAACAGGACTTCAAGCCTTTTGCAAAGGTCATGACGAAAATCGAGGGCAAAAAGCTGGATAGCTCCTATGAGCTGTATCTGTCCCTCTATCAGCAGTTGGCGGGTGACGAGAACGAAGAGCCGTTCCGAGCATTCCAGCCGGATTTCTTTGACCTCATTGTCATTGATGAGTGTCACCGTGGCAGCGCCAAGGAGGACTCCCGTTGGCGCAGGATACTCGAATATTTCCACAGCGCCACGCAGATCGGTATGACTGCTACGCCGAAGGAAACGAAAGAGGTATCCAATATCTCTTACTTCGGCGAACCCATTTATACATATAGTCTGAAACAAGGTATCGACGACGGCTTCCTCGCTCCGTACAAAGTCCTCCGTGTCGGCCTGGATAAAGACCTGGAAGGTTGGCGTCCCACGGCAGGACAGCACGACATCTACGGTTACGAGATCGAGGACCGGGAGTACAACACCAAGGACTATGATAAAAACCTCATCATTGATGAGCGTACCACCGCCGTGGCAAAGCGCATCACTCGCTTTTTGAAGGAGAACGACCGCTTTGCCAAGACCATCGTTTTCTGTGTAGACATCGACCATGCCGAGCGAATGCGGCAGGCGCTCGTGAACGAGAACAGCGACCTGGTGGCGGAGAATGCCAAGTATGTCATGCGCATCACCGGCGACAACGCCGAGGGCAAGGCGCAGCTCGACTACTTTATCGCAGAGGACAGCAAATATCCCGTGATCGTTACGACCTCCAAACTGATGACGACTGGCGTGGACTGCAAAACGTGCAGGCTCATCGTTCTGGACAACAACATAAATTCCATGACCGAGTTCAAGCAGATCATCGGTCGTGGCACACGCCTTAAGCCCGACTACGGCAAAGAGTATTTCACCATCATGGATTTCCGCAACGCCTGCCGACTCTTTGCAGACCCGGAATTCGATGGCGACCCGATCTCTATCATTGATGATAGCGATGATCCCGGCGAAGAGCCGACCATCGATCCGCCGAAGCCGCCCGTCCCGACTCCCGGTCCCGGTGGGGACACCGACGACCCGCCCGAAAAGAAGCATAAATTCCGGGTACGTGGTGTCGAGGTCACGATCCTGAATGAGCGTGTCCAATACTACGACAAGGACGGCAAGCTCATCACGGAAAGCGTGACGGACTACTCCAAGAAGAACATCCTCGGCGAGTATGCCACCCTGGATTCTTTCCTTAGTGCCTGGAATTCCGAGGAGAAGAAACAAGCCATCATTGACGAACTGCAGGAGCGCGGCGTCCTTCTGGAAGCGCTGCGGCAGATCGCCGGGAATAAGGATATTGACGATTTCGACCTTATCTGCCACATTGCCTACGACAAGGCACCGCTGACGAAGGCAGAACGGGCGAACAATGTCCGCAAGCGTGGATACCTCTACAAGTACTCCGGCTTGGCACAGGAAGTTCTGAGTGCGTTGCTGGACAAATACATGAACGAGGGCATTCAGGACATCGAGAACCTCGAAATTCTGTCCAATGACCCATTCCGCAAATTCGGCACCCCCATGAAAATCGCAAAGCTGTTCGGTGGCAAAAACGGGTACATTCAAGCGATCCGTGATTTGCAGAAGGAAATCTACGCTGCGTAAGGAGATATAAGATATGAGTTTAAATAACCTGGTAAAACAACTGCAGGACATTATGCGGAATGATGCGGGCATCAACGGCGATGCCCAGCGCATCGAGCAGATGGTTTGGATTCTCTTTTTGAAGGTGTATGACGCCAAGGAGGAGATCTGGGAGTTTTACGACGAGAATTACACTTCCATCATCCCGGAGGAGCTGCGCTGGCGCAATTGGGCCGTTGACCACAAGGACGGCAAGGCGCTCACCGGCGATGCCCTTCTGGACTTCGTGAACGGAAAACTGTTCCCGACCCTCAAAGCCATCGAAATCGATGAGAATACCCCCATGAGCCAGATCATTGTCCGCACCGCCTTCGAGGACAACAACAACTACATGAAGGACGGTATCCTGCTTCGCCAGGTTATCAATGTCATTGACGAGATAGACTTTGAAGAGTACGAGGACCGCCACGCCTTCGGCGAGATTTACGAAACGATCCTCCGCAGCTTGCAGAGCGCCGGTAACTCCGGTGAATTCTATACGCCCCGTGCTGTCACGGATTTTATGGTGCAGATGATCAAGCCAAAGCTCGGCGAGTCTATTGCGGACTTCGCCTGCGGTACCGGCGGCTTCCTCACCTCTGCGCTGAAGGTGCTGGATGCCCAAGTACAGACAGTCGAGGACAGAACGGTTTACAGCAACTCCATCTATGGCATTGAAAAGAAGGCGCTGCCGTTTCTTCTGTGCGCCACAAATATGCTGCTCCACGACATCGACAATCCTCGCATCATCCACGGCAACAGTCTGGAAAAGAATGTGCGTGAGTACAAGGATAGTGACCGCTTCGACGTCATTCTGATGAATCCTCCTTACGGCGGCAACGAAAAAGAGGGTGTGAAGCAGAATTTCCCGGCTGACCTCCGCAGCAGCGAAACTGCCGACCTCTTCATGTCTGTCATCATGTATCGGCTGAAGCAGAACGGTCGCTGCGCTATCATTTTGCCTGACGGCTTCCTGTTCGGCACAGATAATGCCAAAATGGCGATCAAAGAAAAGCTGCTGTCCGAGTTTAACCTCCATACGGTCATTCGTATGCCGCACAGCGTTTTTGCGCCGTATACCTCTATCACGACAAATATTCTGTTCTTCGACCGGACGCATCCCACGACGGAGACCTGGTTCTACCGCTTGGATATGCCGGAGGGATACAAGAACTTCTCCAAGACGAAGCCCATGAAGCTGGAGCACTTTGCCCCGGCTGTTGAGTGGTGGGACAACCGTGAGGAAATCACCATCGACGGCTTTGACAAGGCGAAGAAGTACACCGTCGAGGAGCTGAAAGCACGAAGCTATAACATTGACCTCTGCGGCTATCCTCACGAAGAGGAGGAAATCTTGCCGCCGAAGGAACTGATTCAGCAGTACCAGGAGAAGCGGGCCAGCCTGAACGCCGACATTGATCGCATCCTTGCCCAGATCACCGACATCCTTGGCATTGACATTACGGAGGAGGGCGACGAATGACTGCGCAGCAACTGAAAAACTCTATTCTCCAGATGGCTGTTCAGGGCAAGCTCGTGCCGCAGGACCCGAATGACGAGCCCGCCAGCGTTCTGTTGGAACGTATCCGTGCGGAGAAAGAGCGGCTCATCAAAGAGAAGAAGATCAAGCGTGAAAAGAACCCCTCTGTTATCTTCAAAGGTGCCGATAATACCCCTTATGAGAAAATCGGCGAAGAAGTGCGGTCGCTGGATACTCCCTTTGATATTCCCGAAAGCTGGGAGTGGATTCGATTTAAAGATTTAGTCGACTATTCGATGGGAAAAACGCCTCCGCGGAAAGAGACGGAATATTGGAGCAACGGTACGCTTCCTTGGGTTTCTATTGCGGATTTGGTGGCAGACGGGACTGTGACTGGAACTAAAGAATGTGTCAATAGCTTTGCGGCTGAAAACACATTCAAAGGAAAAATCAGCAAGGCTGGCACCTTGTTGATGAGTTTTAAATTGACGGTCGGAAAGGTGTCGATATTGGGAATCGATGCGTTTCATAACGAAGCCATCATTTCAATATACCCGTTTGTAGATCCCGATAAGATAACCACAATGTTCTTGTTCGCTACGCTGCCGCTTCTCTCACAAAGTGGCGATACAAAATCGGCAATTAAGGGTAACACTCTTAACTCGGATAGTTTGGATGCGCTATTGATTCCGTTGCCGCCAATAATGGAGCAGAAACGCATTATTGATAAGCTACATGAATTGACCACACCGTTGCTCGATTATGGTGTAGCGGAGCAAAAGGTAACCGATCTCAATGCAAATTTCCCAGAAGCCCTCAAGAAGTCGATACTGCAAGAGGCAGTCCAGGGCAAGCTGGTTCCCCAAGACCCGTCTGACGAGCCCGCAGAGGCTCTGCTGGAGCGTATCCGGGCGGAGAAACAGCGGCTCATCAAAGAAGGCAAAATCAAAAAGGACAAGCACGAATCCGTCATTTTCAGACGGGATAATTCTCATTATGAAAAGCATGGCTCAGAAGAGGTCTGTATTGACGATGAGATCCCGTTTGAAATACCCGAAAACTGGGCTTGGGCGCGGCTTTCGTCATTTGGCGTTTTCAGTAGTGGCAAGACCCCATCAATGTCAAACCCGCAGTTTTGGAATGGTAACATACCGTGGGTGACTTCAAAGGATATGAAGCGCCCGGTGATCACAGACTCTGAAATGCATATCTCTGAGTTGGCGGCGTCAAGTATGCAATTGTACCCGGCTGGGACGCTCCTTCTTGTTGCTCGAAGCGGCATTCTGAAAAGATTGCTCCCCCTGTGCAAGCTGGGCATCGACAGCACCATAAACCAGGATATAAAAGCCTTCTCGCTTTATGATATCGAGCTGTCCGAGTGGCTGTTCTACGGGATTAAAGCCTTTGAGCCGTACATCCTCAAAGAGCTGGTGAAATCAGTCACAACGGTAGAGAGCCTCAAATTTGATGAGTTTTCAGCCATGCTCATTCCTGTACCGCCACTGTCAGAACAGAGACGAATTATAGCCGCAATTAAAACAGCAATGAACCTACTGACACCCTTATCCAGCAACCCGTTATTCTCATTATGAGAAGTTGGACGGTGTGGAGCGCTGTATCGACGATGAACTGCCCTTTGAGATACCGGAAAACTGG